CACAATGACCAATCACCCTTGCTTGCCGTCGATTTTGATGGCATCGGCACTGATGAGCTGGCAGTAGAACTCAATGATGGGCAACCCCTTGCTGATACCGTCACATGGACTTCAGGCCGAGAAGGCCGTCACCAACGCCTTTACTGTGTGCCCATCGACTACTGGGGTGAGCTGCAAGGCCATCACGAATGGAAGCTCGATAACGGCTCAAAACTTGAGCTGAGATACAACGGGCACCAATCGGTGTTACCTCCCTCTCAGCATCCAGAAACAGGGCGCTATCAATGGCTTACACCCCCTGCTGAGTTTGAAGCGTGGGACAAGCTAACCTATACCAAAATCCCCTACACCCCTCAGTGGATGATTGATGCCCTGCTGATTGACCGACGGCAGCCGGAACAAATCAGCAGTAGTAACCCTGAGAGTGATCACGCTTGGGCTATCGAGTACATGGCGGCGATCACTGCCAATTATCCGAGCGATGACTATACCGACTGGTTTCGCGTTGGGATTGCGCTCAAGTCCATAGGTGACGACCTATTCCCACTTTGGGACACATGGTCAGCAAAGTCTGATAAGTACGATGGCGGCAAAATTCAGCGGCGCTGGGATGGCTTTAAGCCCAGGCAGAACGGCATTAAAGTGCTGGCTTGGTTTGCGAAGAAAGCAGGTTGGCAACCTGCCATTAAATCAGCACCAGATCCACGGGCTGAACGCAATGGTAAAGCACCAACACCCAAGCCTAAGACCACTGCTGAAGCTGAAATGTTTGATGACTTGCCAGCGGAATCAGTAGGGGCTAAAACTGCTCAAAATTCCAAAAAAGGCCGCAAGTCTAAGCGATGGCTGATGCTCCAAATGCTGCCTATACAGGCAGAGCTTACAACCCTCAAATTTAATCTACTAACCGAAATGATCGAAATTGAAAGCAAACCACAGGATGATCGGGCGCTGCGCGATCTGCGAATAAAAATAGAGGAACGACACGACGGCGATCAGTCTTTGGAGCCTCACCAGGATTTTGCTGATGTCCTTCATTATCTGGCTCGTGCCAATAGCTATCACCCTATTCATGACTACCTGAGAGCCGTTGAAGCCGTCTACCAAGACCGAAACAGCCCCACAATTTTTGATGAGCTGCTGACCCGTGGCCTTGGCTGTGCTGAAAACCCGCTCTACTCCGAGCTGCTTAAACGTGCCCTAGTTGGAGCTATCCGCAGGGTTTTTAACCCAGGCTGCAAGCATGACTGGGCACTGGTTTTTCAAGGCAAGCAGGGCAGCGGTAAATCAACTTTTTGGCGAATCATGGCAGGCGATGCATGGTTCACTGATTCAGTTACAGATGTAAAAAATAAAGACGAACTCATGAAGCTGCTGGGCTACTGGATTGTAGAGCTGGCAGAGTTGGAACGAATCACTAATAAAAAAGAAGACGGTGACGTTAAAGGATTTTTAAGCCGTCAGGTTGACCTATTCCGAGCGCCATACAGCAGCACGATGAAAGCTTACCCTAGAGCCTGCGTCGTAGTTGGAACAGTAAATCAAATCAATTTTCTCAAAGACCCCACAGGCGCAAGGCGTTACGGCATTATCCCAGCGGTGAACCAGGTCGATACAGCTTGGCTACAGGCAAACCGCGATCTGCTTTGGGCTTCAGCAATGGTGCTTTACCGCAAGGATTACCCTTCTTATCTGAGCGCAGAGTTGGAAGCCTTATCTGAAGAGAATAATAAATCTTTTCAGAATGATGACCCATGGGCTGATGGGATTTTGGAATGGGTGGCTAAACGACCTGAATTTTCAGTTGAAGATATTCTGCGCGATCACCTACTGATTGATCAGGATAAGTGGACTAGACGAGATCAAATGGCGATCGCTGCTGTGCTAAAGCAGGCAGGCTTTAAAAAAGAAAAAAAGATGATTATGGGAACCCGCTCATGGCGGTGGTTTCAGCCAGACATAAAAGAAGTGTCCAACCTGTCCAACCTGTCCAACGGGGGTGTCCAACCTCTAAACCCTTATCCAGCAAGCGATTGTCCAACCTGTCCAACCTTTTCCCTACCTTTACAAAAAAAAGAAGAGGTAGACGGCGTACAGAACGGAAAGGTAGGGGGAGAAGAAAAGAAAAATTTAGAGAGTAAGAAGTTAGGTTGGACGGTTGGACAGGTTGGACAGTTGAATCTAGAACCTAGCAATGGCAATGGTTTTGGCAGTGTCCAACCTTTGATAAAAGTGTCCAACCTCAAAATAGGCGATCGCTACAAAGTGACCTCGGTTGATGCGGTCGGCATCTGTGCCGATATTGATAGCGATATGGGGGTACGGATTCATTTTGAGTTAAGCGACCCACGTGTGCTGAAAGGCGTAATTCCCATTACGGCTTGGTTTGAAGTTAAAGACTTACAGGAGATCACCCCATGACCACACCCACACCAGAATCGCAACAAATCACGCTCAGCTTTGAAGAGCAGCTAACAATCAGGCTTTGTGCTGAACATGCCAAAACGCTTCCCAGAGAAGCGCTAGAGGATGAGCTGCTGAAACTCGTTACCCATATCAAAGTCACTGAAAAGATTTATCAGCAGATGCTTAAGAATGCTTGGGGGTTGAGATGACCATACTCCGAACCTATCAATCTCAACTTATTGATGAAGTCACCACGGCTTTTAAATCAGGGCATCGTAGAGTGATCGCCCAACTGCCCACAGGCGGCGGCAAATGCCTAGGCAAAGGAACCCTAGTGCTAATGGCAAACGGAAACATGAAGCCAGTCGAGCAAATCAAACCAAACGATTTACTTATGGGGGATGATTCAACCCCTAGGACTGTTCTTTCTACCTGCCAAGGGATTGAGCCTTTATACAAAGTTATTCCTGTAAAAGGAGATCCTTGGGTTTGCAACAAATCACACGTATTGTCTTTGGTTTCTAACTCTGATGCCTGCATCGTAAAGAAAGACCAAACCATTGATATTAGCCTTTCGGAATATTTCACTCTCAACAAAACTTCAAGGCACTGCTTAAAACAGTTTAGAGCGAAGGTCGAAGCCTTCCAGCCTGAATCATCAACACCTATCGCCCCTTGGGTCTTTGGCGTTTGGCTTGCTGATGGGGTTAAAAATGCTTCCCATTTTGCTTTGAATGATCAAAATAAATCATTCGTTGCACAACGGCTAACGGCTTACTTCTCTGCAATGGGGTATACCTGCCATTCAGAGAGAGAGTCAAGCAATCATGGGATTCTACTGAAAGTCAAAGGCGGTGATTATGGCAAATCACTAAAGCAGTTGATGTGGAAGATTTTTGAAGGTGAGGTCAAGTCAGAGAATTTGTTTATTCCTCATCGTTTCAAAACGGCTAGTTTTTCTGATAGAGCAAGTCTGTTAGCTGGCTTAGTGGATGGCGATGGAGCCTATAGAGGCAAAAGTATCGACTATTCAGCTAAAGGCAAAGCCCTTGCTGAAGATGTTTGTTTTGTCGCTAGATCATTGGGCTTGAGTGCCTACTTAAATCCTCGGGTGACAAGCTGCAATGGTAAAGATTTTGAGTCTTATAGGGTTTCTATTTCTGGAGATCTTAGAATCCTCCCTTGCGCTAGGTTTGACTTTCAACCTCGGGAGCAAACTAAAGACGTTCTCAGAACTGGAATAAAAATACAGCCTATTGGGGAAGGTGAATATTTTGGTTTTGAACTAGATGGGAATGGTCGATTTCTTCTAGGGGATTTTACCGTCACTCATAACACCACAGTCTTCGCTGAACTGCTGAGAAGGCTACAGGCGCGGGGCAATAAAGGTTTGACCTTGGCACACAGGCAAGAGCTAGTTAAACAGGCTCACTCAACCCTCGGGCGCTTTGGATTATCAGCAGGGGTGATCATGAGCGGGTATGAACCTGACCTTGCTGAACCTCTCCAGGTGGCGAGTGTGCAGACCTTGGCGCGGCGGCTGCATTACAACTGGGAACCTAACCTAATCGTGCTGGATGAATGCCATCACGTAACCTCAAAAAACCAATATCAGCAGGTGTTAGACCGTTACCCCAAAGCGTTCGTGCTGGGCGTTACCGCCACACCCTGTCGATTAGATGGCAAAGGGCTGGGGGATGTCTTTCAACACATGGCGCAAGGGCCATCGGTGGCTGATTTGGTAGAACAAGGCCATTTGGTTGCACCACGTTATTTCAGCATCCCAGCGGCATTTGATTTAGAAGCTGTCAAGCTCACCGCAGGCGATTACAACGCCAAACAGCTTAAAGAACAGTGGGATAAATCCAAAATCCATGGTGACATCGTGGGGCACTGGATGGAACACGCCAGAGGCTTGCAGACAATTGTGTTTGCCCCAACGGTCGAGATCTCCGAGCAGATCGCCGCGATGTATAACTCAGCAGGGGTGAAGGCTGTACATCTGGATGCCAACACCCCTGAGCAGCTCAGATCTGCTTACATCGAAGCCTTTGGGCGCTGTGTTATACGGGTGCTAGTGAATGTTGGGTTATTCACTGAGGGCTTTGATTGTCCATCGGTGGCTTGTGTGCAGGTGGTCAGACCGACCAAATCAGTAACGCTCAACTACCAGATGATCGGACGGGCTTTAAGACCTTCAGCAGGGAAATCTGAGGCTATCATTCTCGATCATGTTGGGTTGCTGCATGAGCATGGCAGCGTAATAGAGCCAGTCGAATGGGAGCTAAGTGTAACCAAGAAAAAATCTCGCAAATACGAGATTGAGCGTGCTGAAGCTGAAGAAAAGTCGCCAACCCTAATCACCATCAACGGCACCGTGAAGCTTCAAGACATGGGGCAGGGCGGGGCTGGCTGGGTATCTGTGCTAAACGGGCTTACTCAGCAGCAGCAGCGCAGCGGATATAAGCCTCCGTGGATTTATCACAGGTTTTTGGAGACTTATCCAGAGCCAACCGTAGACCAGCTTAAGGCGATTGCTAAAGTTTTGGGGTATCACCCACGATGGGCGCTTCACCAGTTCAGAGCGCAAAACAGCAACAAAGCTGTAAGCCTGCCTTCTGCTGATGATGGTTTTATTGATTGGCTTTCAATAGCGAGAAAAAGCAATAGTTTTTTTTGGCGAGTTCAGGCGGTTATCACTTCTGATATGCGTAAAGAAAAGTGGGGTAGTCAGAAAATTCTTCAATATTTAGAAAACAGTAATCCAGGTGTGGTGCCTGATTTTAAGCAGGTCTTAAAAGACTATCAACAAATAAGGAAATCAGCATGAATAACAAACGAATCATGGCAATTGATCCAGGCATGGGCGGTGGCATTGCCTTTATCGACACAAAAACTAATCTCACTTGGGCAGCACCAATACCCGTGCTAGGCAAGCAAATAGATCTTGCTGATTTGGCGGGGCAAATCTCATACTGCAAACCTCATTTAATCGTGCTGGAAAAAGTTCACTCGATGCCAGGACAAGGCGTTGCCAGCATGTTTACTTTTGGCAAAGGATACGGCTCACTGCTTGGCATTGCAGCAGCTCTACGAATCTCTTGCGAAGAGGTAACACCCCAGAAGTGGAAAGGGGTTGTTCTGAGTGGAACTGCCAAGGATAAAGATGCAGCAATCGCTTACTGTCGGCGGGTTTTTCCTGATATCAAATTGGTGCAGCCAGGATGCCGTGTTGCCCACACAGGGGTGGCTGATGCGTTGTGTTTACTTGAATATGCGAGGCGGAAATTATGAAACCCCACTACTTAACCGACCCTAAAACCAAAAAAACGCTAAACATAACCCAATGGGCTAAATATTTAGAAATCACAGAAGCGGGTATGTTTTACCGGATAAAGACCCACGGTGAAACTAACCCTAAAATCTTCAAAAAACCACGATGCAAAAAAGTCAAACACCCTAAGACAGGGGAATTAAAAACTATCCACCAATGGAGCCAAGAGCTAGGAATCGCATGGTCAACATTTAACAGAAGGCTTTTAGCGTTAGGCGATCAAAATTTAATGTGCTGGACTACAGGAAAAAGAATGGATACTCAAAACGACAAAACCTTAGAACGTAAACGCAAACTAACCGTTGAAATACTCGTTAATGCTGTCCCTAAGATTGGGTCAATTACTCTCAAACAATTAGCCAAAAAGGTAAATTGTGGGCGAGTATTAACTAGTGAGATTGCTAAGCAGGCTGTTGAGCAAGGCGAAATTGAAATGTTTGTGTTTGATAGCCTGACTCATAATTTCAGGAGAGTGAAGAAGTGAGCTTAAAGATTAGAAATAAAGTATCAGATACTTGGCTCACCCCTGCTGATTGGTATTATCAGCAAAAAGAGCGGTTTGGCTTCAGCGATTTTGACCCCTGTCCAGTAGATTGCGATACAGCTATTTTTGACGGGCTAAAAGCTGAATGGGATGACCGAACCTTTGCTAATATCCCTTACTCAAGGGACATCAAAGAGAAGTTTTTATGGAAAGCTTATGCAGAATCAAAAAAGCAAAAGCTTTGTGTAATCTTATGCCCTGTAAGTACCAGCACAAAGATCTTTCATGAGTTGATTCTGCTTACAGCTAAAATCGAATTTGTTAGGGGAAGATTGCCTTTTGAGGGAATAGATAATGATGGTATTTGGTGTAATCCGTATATGGGCGGTGATTCATTAAATGCTTCGGAATGGAGAAAAAACAATAAATGCTTTGAACGAACTCAAGCTAAACGATCAGGGCAGCAAGATTTAATGTTAGTGATTTGGGATGGACTAGAAAAACGATGAAAATTCCACTACTCGTAACACCCAAAAAAGCTGCTGAAGTCTTCAAAGAATTAGAGATTCCAAACTTTAGCGAAAAGTCTATCAGACGCAAAATAGATGAGGGCACCCTAAAGAAAAACCGTCACTATCGCAATGTAGGCAATGGCGATGAAAGACCGAGACTCGTGATTAATGTAGGGAAGATACTTGAAGATTTGGGAGTTGAGACATGACTAAATGCAAATGTGGGGAACGTGCTGAATGGGCTGATGAGTATTGCCAGATGTGCTGGGAGGCAAAGCGTTATAAGGGGAAGTGGTCTCGTGATTGATTGGGAGTTTTAGCGGTTAAAGTCTAGTACACACTTTCCATCCTTAAAAACGTTTTTTAGATGATGCAAGGAGGTTGCCCACTAAACGCTATGTCGTTTTCAGACAATGAAAAAGAGCCAAAAGTCCTGGTACGACTCTTGACTCCAATGAAAAACTCAAACGTAATAAAAACGATGAAACTATCTCAAATCATAACTGCTAGAGCTATTACCCTGGCCTTCATCTTTGGAACTGTCTACTTAGGGAAGTCGGCTCTTGACTCATCTGGCTTGGTACAAATTCAAGCTCCTAATGGGATTTCAGTGTGACCGAATCTGTTACCGATGTTCTCGCACTGTACTTAGTCAGAGTATCGCTGTTAGGGCAAGGCTGCAATGGGTACACTATTGCGCGATAAAAGTCAAGGTACTTCCTGAGATCCTGACCAATGCGGGTAGGTAACGCGCTTTCAACCTCTAGATATGAAACTTTTTGCATAGGTGCCGCCACAGACTAAACTCTATGGCAAATTAGAAACCGATAAGAAGATTTAATGATAATTTAGTGTAAATTAGAGATGTTCATTTTTGATTAAGCCTAACCAAATCTGAAGATATTGCCTGAAAGCCTTGTGTTGATTGATTTGTCTTTGTCCATTAAACAAGGTACCAAATGAAACGCTCAGACCTCCACACTCGGATATCTCCTTCAGCAAAGGCACTGCTTCAAAAATCAGCGGAAGAAAGAAAGCTTAGTTTAGGTCGGGTGATTGAATCACTGGTTAAAACATTAAAGCCACCGCTAGAAATCCAAGACTCTCCAGTCAAGATCCAGCCTGCTGAAGTGCGGAAAATCAGAAAAGATCGCCGCAATGGGATGAGCTACAGGGCACTTGCGCTCAAGTATGGTCATGGATTAAGAACAGTCCATAGGGCTTGTCGGGGTGAGGGCTGTTATCGAAAAATTCGGCAGCATGTCAGCGCTGGGCGATCACCTCGCTTCACTGCTGAACAGATTGAAATTTTGAAGCAAGAAAGCCTTGAAAACTCGCTTTCTGCACTCTCAAAAAAATACAAATGCTCCAGAACCACGCTGTATAAGGCGATAAAGGGTGAAGGAGTTTATAAAAACGTCGCATGAATAGACTTTCAAAACCTGCTTTATCAAGCCTCACTGTTCAAAGTGGCCTAATGACGACGCTTTCCGGAGCCATCTCCTTTGGGGTTCTGCTGTTTTCTGACCCATCAAACTATGAAAAGGCAGGGCAATGCCTCACTATTTTTGGTCAAAACGAAACGGCTGATAACCTGCTGAAAATATCAGCAGTGCTTCCATTGTTTCTAGGTTTGTCTACGGTTGTAGGTCGGGTTCGGGCAGTGCGTCCGGTTTACACGCCAAAGGGTTTTCCAGGCCGAGATAAAGAGGTGCTACCGCCAAATGGCTGAACCCTTGCCGATAGGATCTGCGGCTGAGTTGAAGGCCGCTAAGCAGCAGCTAATGTCAATCAGCAGCTTTGCTCTGAAACTTGGCGGCGTGGTGGCTGATCGCACCATACGAGATTGGATAAGTAAAGGCATCCTCTCCGAACCCGTAAAAGGCACTCGCGGCAAGGGCGATCACTGGGTCTGGGTTCAGGAGATTATTCAGTATTACCAGCGGCAGGCCAACCAGAGTGAGGATCAACTACGTGACTCCAAAATCAGGAGTGAGAACGCACGGGCGAAGAAAATGGAGATTCAGATTGCGGAATCTGAAGGGGAGCTGGTCAGGGCTGCTGATGTGGTTGCAACGTGGTCAGCAGCGTTTAGCGTCTGTAAAGCTCGGTTTATGGGGCTGGCAGTTACGCTTACAGATGATCTTGTTGGAATTACAGATCAAGCGATCGCTAAGGAAATTATTCAAGATGCAATCCAAGAAATATTAGAAGAATTGGGAGACGGCGGCATTGTTAGCAGACCCAACCATGCTGATGAAGACAGCAGCGACGGCGCTGAAGCCTCCGCCGAAACTGACAGCTAGCCAGTGGGCTGATCGGTACTATCGAACTCCTAGGGGCAAATTTAAGGTTTCCAAGGCTGAGTACCAGCGGGGCATTTTGGATGCAATGTCTGATCCAAGATGCCCCACCGTTGTTGTTCAAGCCTCTAGTCAGGTTGGTAAAACTGAAATTGAGCTGATAACGATAAGTTACTTTTCCCATCAAGATCCATCGCTAATTTTGATGGTTTTGCCGACGGTTGACATGGCAAAAGATTGGTCAAAGGAAAGACTCTCTAAGGCCATCGAACTAACTCCAGAACTTAGAAAGATCTTTGCTCAAACAAAAGCTAGAGATAGTGATGCAACCATTCAAACCAAAGAATATCCAGGGGGGCATCTTGCGTTAGTTGGGGCTAACTCTCCAGTGGGTCTTTCGAGTCGTCCTAGAAGAATTGTTTTAGGGGATGAGATTGACCGCTGGCCTGCATCGGCAGGGGCAGAAGGCGATCCTATGGATCTTGCCGCTAAGAGAACTAGAACGTTTTGGAATAGGAAACTAGGATGGGTTTCGACTCCAACAATTAAAGGCGCTTCTAGAACTGAGAAAGCTTACCTAGAAAGCGATCAGCGCAAATTTTATGTACCCTGCCCACACTGCAACACTCCGCAGGTGCTGAAGTGGGAGAATGTGAAATGGTCAGAATTTAACCTTGCGCCAAAGGATGCGGTTTACCAGTGTGAACACTGTAACGAGCTGATTGAATCCAGTCAAAAAGCACAGATGGTGCGCAAAGGCTACTGGCAAGCTCATGCACCTTTCTACGGGGTGGCTGGGTTTCATATCTCAGAGCTGTACAGTCCGTGGTCTACATGGGGGGAGATGGCAGAAGGGTTTTTGAAGGCAAAAAACAATAAAGAAAGGCTCATGGTGTGGGTGAACACTTCACTCGGAGAAACCTTTGAAGATTACGAAGCTGAACAGCTTCAATGGGCGACCCTTTTAGCCCGTGCTGAACCCTATAAGCCGCTGACGGTACCGAGCAAAGGGTTATTGCTGACCGCAGGCGTAGATGTTCAGCAGGATAGGCTAGTTATCTCAATTAAGGCATGGGGTAGGCAGCAGGAAACTTGGTTAGTCTATTGGCAAGAGCTTTGGGGGAATCCTACGACTGATGAGGTGTGGAAACAATTAGATGAGATGCTGACCAGCAGTTACACCCACGAAAGCGGTGCTGAACTTAAAATAAGCCGTTGCTCAGTGGATAGTTCAGCTTTCACGCATGAGGTTTACGGGTACGTGCGCACGCGCAGGCAGAAAGGGCTGGATGTGATCGCCATTAAGGGCAGCAGCACAGAGAATAAGCCCATCGTGAATAGACCGACTCAGCAGGATGTGAACTACCGAGGGCAGACGATTAAGAATGGTGTACAGCTTTGGATTGTGGGGGTAGACACTGCTAAATACACAATCTCAGCACGGCTCCGACAAACCGAGCCAGGTGCAGGCTATTACCACACCCCTATCGGCACTGCTGAGCAATACTATAAGGAGCTGTGCGGGGAAAGACTGACGACACGCTTTAATCGTGGAATTCCTAAAAGGCAGTGGGAGAAGGTGCCAGGTGAGCGCAACGAAGCCTTTGACTGTGAGGTCTACGCCTATCATGCAGCCCTGACACTGGGTATTGATTCACCCCGTTGGAACTGGGATAAGATAGAGGCAAGCATTTTGCCGAAAGAGAAGGCGACGGCGGCGGCTGAAAAGGTTAAGAGTGAACCGAAGCAAGGGAATTGGGTAACAGGATGGTAATTAAGTGACAACTCTTAACCTCCCAAAATCAGCAGTGATCGGCACCCAAATCTCATGGGTGACATTGGTTGATGGTTTTAGCAGTGCTGGCTACGATCTGATCTGGTTGTTTGGCATTGTCCCAACCATCCAGGCCACCGCTCAAACCCCACCGCAAACGGGCTGGACTACCACTGCTGATTTTGCTGATCAACCTTTAGGGTCTTGCGCGTACACGCTCACAGTCAAAAACAAAACGACCCTAGCCTTAACCGAAGTCGCTACGGGTACGCTTTTTCTTGAAACCCCAGAGTACAACACTCAACGCCTTACGGCTGAAGCGGCTGAAGCAGCAATTCTCAAAATCATGCAAAACGGAGGCAATCAGTCGATCAGCATCAAGGGGCGTTCCAGCAGTAAATACGGTCTTGCTGATTTACAGGGGCAAGCCTCACGTGCGCGTAGCCAGATGAACAGGCTTCTGAATGGGTCAGCAGGTAGTCAAGTGTTAGTGAGGTTTGACGGGGCAAGATTATAGGTTTAAGCGCTTAAAAGCTGTATCAGGCCATGCTAACCACATGGCGAAACGCAAAAAATCACCTAAACCACAGCAGCGCATCTACGCAGGCGCGATCCGCAGCCGCCTAAATAGCGATTGGATCGCAAGCTCGACCTCTGCTGATTCCGAAATCTGGTCAAGCCTGCGCATCTTACGCGATCGCAGTCGATCACTATGCCGTGACAACGATTACGCCATTGGTGCTGTGAGAATCATCCTCAGCAATGTGCTGGGTGAGAGCGGCATCAAAATGCAAAGCAAGGTAAAGCTTCTCAGGGGTGATCGCCTAAACGATCCGCTAAATAAAACTATTGAGGAACTTTGGAAGCAATGGCAAAACCCTAAGTATTGCGATGTGGGTGGGCGGTTGGCATGGCCTCAACTTGAACGGCTGGCACTGAAAAGCGTAATCGAGTCAGGTGAAGTCTTGATCCGCAAAGTGCCCTACAAATTTGCAGACTCTCCGGTGCCGTTTGCCCTACAGGTGATTGAAAGTGATCGGCTTGCTGATGACTACAGCCTAAGCCTGAAGCCTGCCAACGGAAACGTGGTCAAGATGGGCGTGGAACTTGACCAATGGGAGCGCCCGGTAGCCTATTGGGTCTATCCGTACCATCCAGGCGATCAACTGCTCTACAGCCAAGACAGAAACCGTTCGCAACCGATCCGAGTCCCTGCTGCTGAAATCATCCATCTTTACGTTTGCGATCGCCCTAGTCAGACGCGCGGGGTGCCCTGGTTTGCTGCTGCAATCAACCGCCTTCGACACATGGGCGGCTATGAAGAGGCCGAAATCATTAAAGCGCGTGCCCACGCCTGCGCGATGGGGTTTATTCAAACCCCTGACCCTGGTAGTTTTGGCGATGCCCAAGCCGATGGCAGTAAAAAACAACTAGGATTTGAGGCTGGAACCATTCACACGCTTGAGCCTGGTGAGGTTTTTCAAGGCTTTGCTCCAACATCACCAAACCAAGGACTAGACCCCTTTCTTCGATTTATGCTTCGTGGAGTATCCGCAGGGATAGGCGTACCCTCGGATGCTCTCTCAATGGATTACTCACAAACCACTTACGGCGGTCAACGGGCTGCGATGCTCGACGCTCGGGACTATTGGGGTGTAGTTCAGCAATGGCTCTGGATGAGTTTTCACCAGATTGTGTTTGAGGCATGGTTAGACGCTGCTGTAGTGAGCGGCGCTTTGTCTCTACCAGGCTATGAGGCTAATGAGCGCCAATATAATCACCCTGCATGGATGCCACGCGGTTGGAGCTGGATTGATCCATCTAAAGATGTTGCGGCATCGGTGACGGCGATCACAAACGGACTCAGCACGTTAGGGCGTGAGCTGGCAGCGCAAGGGCTAGATTTTGAGGAGCTGGTACAAGATCGGCAGCGCGAAGTCGATCTGCTCAAAAAGGCTAAAATTTCGGTCGAGATTTATCCCGAAACAATGCCAGAACCCCCCCCTGCTGATAATGGACAATCGGCAGAGGTGGCACAGCCTAAAGAAGGTCTAGCACCCGTTCGCAGCATTGCTGATGGTCTTACCCCTATTCGTCCGTGGGAAGGGTTAAGAGCAGCCAAAAAATGCAAGGCTAAGCCTTGCGGCAATACCTGTATTGCAAGCTCTAAAGCATGTTTGCAGGGGTTGAGTCCTGAGCAAAAGAAGTTAGCTCAGGCTGCTGGCAAGGCTATGCAGAGTGGGCAATCTGCAAACCCAGCAAAAGCAGAAGCTTCAAGCTCCGCACCTAAAGCTAATGACTCCGCACAAGAACCCCTTCCCATTGATCGGAAAAAACTAAGGAAAGTTTTGTCTGAAGAGCTTGCAGACTCAATCTATGATCGATTTAAGGGGATGCCAAAGCCTCCAGAAGATGAAGAATATGCGTCAGTTGTTCTTTACTCAAACAGCGCTTTTAGGAATTTAAACAAGCGATTAAGAGGGCAAGAATTAGAAAAAGATGGGCTGCAAGACAAAGAGTTAGATGTTATTTCTAACGGAATTGATTCAGCTTTAAAGCAAATGCCTAAGTACAATAAGCCTGTTTATAGAGGCGCAAATATTGACCAATCAGTAATAGACTTGTACAAAGTTGGCGAAACAATTCAAGAAAAAGCCTATGTAAGTACATCCAAAGATAAGAAAGCTGCTTTTAGCGGAACAGCAAGATTTGTAATAACACCAAAATCAGGCGTAGATATTGAAGGCATATCATCTTTCAAAAACGAGAAAGAGGTCTTGATCCCTAAAGGGGCAAATTTTAAAGTTACTAAAAAAAGCAAAAGCGGACGGTCAACTATTATCTATTTAGAAGAGATATAACCTTGAAGAAAGATATTATTGAAGATGATGATTGGGGAACTGAATCTACTTCTCGGATTGAAGAGAAGCAGAACCAATTCCCTATTGGCAAGGTTTTTGTTCAGGCAGAAGATAATGCTCGCAGCATTGCTGATGCTCTTGCCCCTATCCGTCCGTGGGAAGGGGCGAGAGCTGCGAAAAAATGTAAGGCTAAGCCTTGCGGGAATACCTGTATTGCAACGTCTAAGGCGTGTTTGCAAGGTTTGAGTCCTGCACAGAAGAAATTAGCTCAGTCTGCTGGTAAGGCTATGCAGGCGGGGAATGTAGGTGGATCTAGCACTCTTTCCGCTTCAAGCGCTGCAACCGCTCCCGCAGCGGCTCCCAATCCAACACCAACCCCACTCGCAGCCTTAAAGAAAACGGCAGAATCTCAAACAGTCACAGATTTAAAGGCTGCTATCGAATCTGGTGATTTTGATGCAATGGCGAAACATAGCGAAGTTCTTTACGCCGCTGGGCAGAAAAATGCTAAAGATTTAGGGATTAGTTTTGACGCAAATATCGGTGGGGGGAATGGTGGAACAGATTCATTAATGAACGTCTTACTGAAAGATGCTGGCTTCAATGAACCGCCTGAAAGCATTTCTAAGGCTGCAATGGCAGCGCTTGACCCTAAGAAAAATCTAATAATGTACAGGAACCCTAGTCAGACTAATTTTGATGCTAGGTTTGATCAATTCAAGAACGATCCTGACTACACGTCAGGGCGGGGTATTTATTGTTCTGGTACTTATGTTGCGGCGGCTTGGACAGGCAGTGCAAGCAGTGACAAAATGGCTATTAAAGCAGCTTCAGGGTATGGGAACGGCACTATGAAGATGGCTTATGACAAATCCGATCTTAAAATGGCAAAAGGGACGGATTTAATGGATGAGCAAGCCCTATTTCAGGTTAATTTACAAGCTTATAGAGATAGTGAAATTGCCAAAATAAAAACAAATCAAGCTGATATTGATAGTAAATTAATAGAGTTTAATTCGGCAAAAGTTTCAACTCGAAAAGATTATTCTGTTTCCACGGGAAAAGGAATTATTGAATCATACGGGGTAAGCCTGAAAGACCCAATAACAGGCAAAAGAACAGATTTTGATAATTCAATCATTAAAGACACAGGCCGTCAAGGCACAGATCCTAAACCTTGGAGAGCAAAAGGTAGTCAAAAATCTTATGCAACAAGGCGTGAAGCTATCAATGATCTAAAGAGTATTGAAGCAACGCGACAGGCGGTAACTGCCACCCCTGATTACAAAAAAGTGATGGGGCAGTATGAAAAAATAAAGGCAGTCGTGATAGGGGATGATAGCGGTGGCATGTCTGGCAGATTCGCTGTGCTGAAAGGTTACGATTTTGTCAGGCTAGATCATGCGTATGATCCGACCTATGGCCTTCTGTTGAACCGCAGTAAAATAAAGATACAAGATACCAAGTATAAATAATGAACGGAACGCTCAGCTCTAACCAATCTCGCTATTTAAGTGGCTTATTCAGCACCCCATTATTCAATGTAGAGGGGAATGAGTCATTAAAAGAGGCTGTGCTAGACGCTTATTTAGCGTCAGATTCGCCAGACAATGAGCCTGATAGCTTACCTGAAGATATAAAACTGCTGGTAGAGTATGGATTCAGGACGGGGCAGACATTACAAAACTCAAAAATGGAAGACGCGATCTTAAATTTTGAGGAAATCGTAAAGCAGACTGAATCACCATTCCCCGTTTAAGTAGAAGTAGAAGAGATCGATACTGAAGATGGCACTATCAACCCCTCAAACCCTGCTAACTCAGCTAATTGAGTCCACAATTGAAGACCAGATCGACGCAATCGGGGAACCCACTGAGAAAGACGGCATTATCTCAGTCCAATTTCAGTACGGTGATCAGGTTTTTGATGCTGAAATCGACCCAGAAGCAGGCACCCTGAAATACTGATGCTGCACACAATCGCCTCTAATCAAGAACCTGCGCCGTGGCCTTGCAGTCTTCAGCACGGGCAGCGTAGCAAAAATCGGCTAGTGTTTGACTCTTTGCCAACACTTTCTGGCTGGGAAATTAGGGCGGCGATATCGAACTTAGCGGGTGAAGCGATTCTTGCAGAAGCATCTGTATCAATCCAAGGTAAAGAAGCTGTAATAGAATTCACGCAGGCTCAAATCAAGTCGCTTACGCCAGGGCAATACCTTGCTGATGTGGCGGTACTAAGCCCTGATAATGACCCATGGGTGTTGCTAAGTGGAATCTGGTTAATTAAAGCGGGAGCGGTTCATTAATAATGGCGATCACACATTCCACCACGGCTAGAAATGCTCTGGCTAATGCAATTTTGGGACTTATTGACGGGGACGCAGGCGCGGGGAGAATTGAGATTTACACGGCGGCTAGGGCTACCCTTTTGGGCACCCTCACCCTATCCGACCCAGCCGGAACCGTAGCAACTGGCACCCTCACCTTTAGCGCGATCGCCCAAGATACCGCTGCGGATGCCACGGGGTCAGCCGCGCTATTTGATATTAAAGATAATTCAGGCGATCTAGTGCTGAGCGGAACGATCACTGCGACGGGTGGGGGTGGCGATTTAACGATGCCTTCGGTTTCGATCACCGCTGGGGAACCGATTCAGATTTCATCTCTCACTTACTCCGCGAGCGCGTAACCTGTGGCGATTGATACCTACGACAAACTGATAGCGAGTTTAGCGACCAAGCAGCAGCGCTTGTTGATCGCTAAACTCTCAGTCGCAAACCAACTAGCAGGGGGATTAACCTCTCTGTGGAGAGCGACGGGAACCCCTGGACAAGGGGCGATACCTGCGGCTGCGGCAGTATGCACCAAAGACACGCTTGGCGCGCTAGCACCGTTTACCAACCCTGCGGGGGGTGAACAGAGTAACGTGGGAGGGCTTTCGCTATCTGGCACGATCTCGCACTTTTTTATGGTGTACGATCGCCTTTCGCACATGGGCGGATTGAGCGGGATTGTGGCCACGGCTCAAACGGTTAACCTCACAATCCCCGCTAACAGAGACGCTGCTGTTGATGGGTCTAATGTCGAATGGTTCATTGAAATCTATACCGATATTGGGGTGACAGGCGTAACGGCAACGGTTTCTTACCTAGACCAGACAGACACGGCCCGAACAACTACGATTACGCTGGGTGGGGCTTCCGCCAATAGAGCAAGCCGTCTATTTAAGATTGTCCCGAACGCAGGTCAATCTATTAAATCGATTACCTCAATCACCCACGCCACGACAGGAACCGCCGGAAGTTACGGGGTCACTTGCGCCAAGTCAATAGCTGCTGAATCAATGGGGCAACTTAATATTGGAGTCAGCTTGGATTTTGCTCAGGTCAAGATGAGTACCATCCCCAACAATGCATGTTTGTGGATGGTACTGCACTCGTCATCAACTGCATCGGGAGATCTTCGAGGGGCACTCAGTATTATTCAGGGGTAAGCCGTGACGACAGTTTTCCGCGATAGCAGAATCGTTCAAGGGTCGCAGTTTCTGCGACCCTTGAACGATTCTGGCGTACTGCTAAGGGCTGAATTCTTTGGAGTAACTCCTCCAGCAGGCGGCGTAATCTTGTCGGGGACTGCTGTTGCGCAGTCTGCTTCGACCGTAGGGACTGCAAATGTAGTAAATCAGTTGCAGGGGACGGTCAGCGCGAGTCAAGCGGCCCTCGTCGGAGTGTTGGCGATCGCCAATATTCTGTCAGGCGCGGTCAATACTGGACTATCTAGCGTAGCTGGGTCAGGTAGCGTCATTAATGCCTTGTCTGGCACTCCAACAGCACAAAACGCGATCGCATCAGGCACAATCTTTAAGCCTATTGCGATTAGTGGGACTCCCCAGGCGCAACAGGGGAGTCTCTCAGGCTCAGGTTTTGTCGTCAACCTAATTAATGGGGCACCTCAAGCCCAACCCGCAACGGCATCGGGAACAGGTGCGATCGCCAACCGCGCATCAGGCTCCCTTGTTGCGCAACAGAGTGCAGTTGCTGGCATGGGGAGTGTAATCAAGTCTTTAGGTGGGACGATTCAAGCATCGTCAGCAGTGGTAGCAGGTTCGATTACTGTCCCTTCTCAACTTATTGGGGCAACCCAGGCAAGTGTAGGGTCTATTGCGGGGGCGGCCTCCGTTACCAAGCGACTGAGTGGAGGTATCCAGTCGCAACCCGGGGCGGTCACTGGGATTATTTCAAAAAGTGGTGGGTTGTTAGGGGCGTTACAGCCCCCCCCTGCTGAGATGACGGGGACTCTTCGTAGACTGAGCGTTGCAAGTGGGACGATTGAATCTGGCAATGCAACTGTTATCAGTACGGGGGTAGTTACCAATCCGCTCGCTGGGATGCTTCAGACTCAAAGCGCTTCAGCCTTTGGCGCGTTGTCTGCTGTCAAACCATTGACGGGATCTGTGATTTGCCAAACTGCAATGGTGCTGGGTCAAGGTGAAATCACCAAACCTATGGCAGGCACTCTGCAAGCTCCACAGGGGGCGATTGTTGGCGCTCTTGAAATACTGCGCAAAAATTACAAAATCAGTCAATTCGAGCTTATTCCCATCGCTCCTGTCCTTGCATTTGAGTTGGAAACAATATCGGACTTTCTTGGATTTAGGCTAGAGGCGCTGGCTCCTGTCCTTGCATTTGAGTTAATCCGCGAAGAATAGCTGTATCAGGCCATGCTGAACCCAATGAGTAGGGTGAGCAAGTGCCGATCACAATCGAAACTGAGCAGCGGCGCGATATGCTGCTGGAATATGTCCAGCAGGGTGAAGACTCAGGGCTGCTACAACTGAGCTTCAGCAGCGAGTACCCTGTTGAGCGGTATTTTGGGCTTGAGATTTTAGACCACTCACCAGGCGCGGTAGATCTCAGCAGGGTAGAGCGGGGCGCGTGTCCTTTGCTGCTGAATCATGATCAGAAAGAGCTGATCGGCAAAGTTGAACGCGCCTGGGTTGACTCCACTACTCGAAAAGGCCGTGCTGTAGTCCGGTTTGATACCCGTGGCGATGATGGAAACGAAGCGCTTCAGCAAGTAAAAGACGGAATCTTGCTGAATGTCTCATGTTTTTATAAAATCCGCAGTCACCGCGAAGAATACCGTGAAGGCAAGTCAACCCCTGTTGTCACTGTAACGAACTGGGAATTAGTCGAAATCAGCCTGGTTTCTTGCCCAGAAGACCCTACTGTGGGCATAGGGCGTAGCATTTCTAGCGCCACACCAGCGTATCAGGCCATGCTGAACCCAACAGCACGAGGGTTTGGCAAAGTGGAAGAAACCATAGAAAAGATTGATATTGAGCAGGAACGCGCGACGATCCGCCAGCAGGAACAAGAGCGGATTCGCAACATTAGCGCCATGCCTAAGAAATGGGGCGATAAAATTCCAGGCGGGGTAGCCCGTGCGCAACAGATTGCAGATGAGGCGATCGCTAAAGGAATCTCCGAGCAAGATGCGCGGAACATGATCACTGACTCAATGTTTGAGCAGAATCAGCAATCTATTAGCCGTCCAGCCCCACAGCTTGATTTATCAGCCAAGGATCAGCGTACTTACTCGTTTTCTCGAGCGCTTAAGGTGGCAGCGTCTCGGGTTTATCCTGAGCTTTCAGTTGATGACTGTGGGTTTGAGCTGGAATGCTCAAGAGCCATTTCTGACTCTATTGGGGCAAAAGCTAAGGGGTTATTCGTGCCCATCAATGACCTTGTGATCAACGGGAGAGATGCAGCCCGTGGTGCAATGATCATGGAAGGTCAACGGGCATCCTTCACCGCTGGCACAGCCAACTTGGGTGGCAACACCATCGAAACCATGCTAGACACAAATCGCATGGTCGATTTCTTGTTTAACGCCCCACGGGTCAAGGAAGCGGGGGTGACGATGTTGATGGGGCTACAAGGCAACCTCGACCTCCCTACCGAAGATGGCTCTGGTCTGGGTATCACCTGGGTCGCTGAAGATGGCAGCATTGCTGAGACTAATACCACGTTCGGGATTATCTCAATGCGTCCCAAAACAGCAGGTGCTTACATGCGTGTGACGCAGCGCATGATGCTACAAACCGAGCTGGCGATTGAAGCCTACATGCGCTCACGGCTCCAAATTGCTATGGCTTTGGGCATTGATACCGCTGTTATTTCTGGTACTGGCCTCTCCAACCAACCCACGGGCATTCTAAACACTGCTGGTATCGGCAGTGTGGCACTTGGAGCCAATGGCGGCGCTCCTACTTACGATGCTTTGGTCGACATTGAAACGCTGTTTGGTGACAATAACATCGATCAACTTGGAGCAGGCCCCACATGGATGGTCAACCCCAAAGGTCGCGGCAAGTTGCGAAAGACTCTGCAAAACTCAATCTCTGGTGCTGATTACCTGTGGAAACAGGGCGGCATTGCTGGTGATGGTGAATTACTAGGCTACCGAGCGCTTACCACGAACCAGATTCCCAAGAACCTCACGAAGGGCAGCGGAACCAACTTAAGTGCTCTGATTGCGGGGTATTTTAATCAGGTTTATGTGGGGCAGTGGAATGTCCTCGATATGATGGCAAACCCTTACGGAGATACTGACTTCGTGAAGGGCGCTATCAAAATCCGCATCATGCTGACGATGGATGTTTTGGTTGCGAGGGCTAAGGCATTCGCGGCGATCACTGACATGATTACGGTCTAATCGTTAACTTCTAATTTTTACCCTAGAAAGGATATCGCCGTTTATGAAGTATGTAGTCCGCACAGGGTTTGTCGTTCACCTTAAGGATGAAGATGGCTCGAGCCACACCTACACCGAAGGAAAGGTGATCAATCTCACACCAGAGCAAGTTGAGCTTCACGCGCACCAAATTGAGCTTGCGCCTGAGAAAGGTAAGGAGAAAGCCGCAGCATGACCCAACCTCAAGCACAGCAGCAATACGTTGTGATTCCAGGTCGTGAAGTATCCCACGCTGGGGTAAAGTACCCTGCTGATACTGTTGTTGATCTACCTGAAGATGTGGCGCTAGTCCACATTGAAGGCGGCACCCTCCGATCCTATGTGGACAAAATTGACGGCAAGAAGGCCAAAGCAGAATGATTCAAGATGATCTGGATGTTTTTCTTGACGAATGGGGGGAAACTGCCATCTGTAAAGGCCAAAACATTCAGGTCATTTTTGATAATGATTATTCTCCAATGTTGGGTGATTTTGCTGAAGGCCGAACCATTACGGCTTGCGCCAAAACTTCAGATGTTGAAACCTTGCTGATTCAGCATCTAGATCTAATCTCGATTCGCAGCAAGAATTTTAGGGTTGATGGAGTACACCCTGCAATGGACGGACGCTTTACAGATCTGGTTTTAAGTGAGGCGTAAAGGTGGCTTTTTATAAGGTCAAAAAAGACAGAAACATTCAGCTCAGTGGTGTTGTTTACAATCCTGGGCAGGTGGTACAGCTTACGGATGTACAGGCGGCTTACCATGCGAGTTCTGTAGAGCTGACAGCGTTCCCACAAGAAAGCGATTCAGTTTTTAACTTTGATTTTGTCTGGAATAATGGGGCACCGTTTTCAGCCATTATCGATCAACCTTCAGCACAGCTAGATGTTAAGGCCGTAACTCCAGGCAACCCACTGCTGATAGAGTTCAATTATCCGCACGGGCTATCTACGGGTGAGTTAGTTAATGTTTACGCTTTAAGCGGCTCAAATGCCGTTATTGATGGAAGCTATGCGATCACAGTTATTGATTCCACAAAGATAACGGTTCCATTAAATGCTTCTGCCTACGTTCTCTCTGAGACTTGTGTAGAAATTCCTAGCAATCAAACAGGCGTAAACTACACAGCCACTGTCTATAACCCTGCTACCACGACAAAAACCATTGCTGATGATTCTTCTGCAACCACTATTAACACAAGCCGCAAAGTTGAGATAAGCAAAAATATCGTCTCTTATGTCTACCCTGGTGACTTGTTGACAGTAGAAGGCGCGGTCACTGGAATCCTCGTTAATGCCGTGGAACCTACGGGTCTTGTGATCGCCACGGCTGCGACTGCGAGTTTAGTCGCAGCTCCGTGGTGGGTTACTCGTGACGTGCTAGACTATGAAGCCATCGGGACATCCTTAACGACGCTAACCGCTTCTGTGGATACAAACACAGCTCGGCTCACCCTTAGCCGAGCATGGCTAAGTGGCATGTCAAACGGGGTTTACCCGTATCGTATTTACTCCACACTGAGCGGGGTAAGCAATCTTCTCTATAAGGGCACCATCACGGTTAAATCTTAATGGCACCAATCAAACGGGGTACTAATAGATACGCGATTTTTCGCAGCGCAGTGGCATTCGCTCAGAGGGTGCTGCAACAGCCGAGCGTTACTAACTCTACGACAATACCCACGATAGCCACGGCGGTTTCTCTCACGATTAACCCTGTATCCTTGCTGAGAGATGGGCAGACAGAGCGCGGTGTAATTAATGGCGTAACAGGCAGTTTGACCCGTTCCGGTGCAACTTATAGCTTTTTGGCATCTACGCCGCCATTGATGGCGGTCACAGTAAACCCAGGCGATTATGTTTTCCTAGCAATGCCTATTGGTGATCCGTTTGTAATCGGCACAGCAGGCTTGACCAAAAATAAAAGCTGGGCTTTAGCGATCGCCGATCAAGCTGACAAAATCGCCTTTGGGGTTCGCAATGGAATCACCTACGCCGCCAAGTTTAGACTAGGCCGAGCGGTAGACCTTACCAGCAAGAAAGGGCGCTGGAATTTTGCCTATATTGATCAAGCCCATAAACTAGGGATTGGGGCAAGATATGGGATCGTTCAGGCCGCAAAGTTTATATCAACTGTTAGTATATCGGCTCCATTTATTTCAGGGCTAAGCTACAAAATCAATCCTAGGCTCAAAGGAAGGGCTTTTGGGGGTATCTCTAATGGGCAATCGTTGAGTGTTGGATCGTTTACGACACCGTTGGAGGTTTACCCCTATTACCCTAACAACGCGCTCAAGTTGGTAGACACAGGCGCGGGGGATTTTGCAACACTTTCAACTGTTAAACTTGCCCCCATAACCGAACCACTAAGAATTTACTCTTTCTCGATCTCTGAGTTTCCTCTTAATTGCATGGGGGAAGGCGGGTACAACGTCTTGGGCACTGAGCTAACCCGCTTACTTGGTCCTGATCTAAAAATTGCATTGGATGCTGTGGGCGTAGGCGGGGCATCAATGAATCAAATCAGATTTGGCGGCTCATACAACTCGTTTGCAAGCTCAATCCTTCAGTACACAAATATGCGCGAGCTTTTCAAAAAGAAGGGCTTGCAATTTGAGATATTGTTCAATCTTTTGATTCATGGTCAAGCAGATGCTTTAAGTGCTACTTACCTTGCTGAGCTGAATCAGTATTACACCGACACTCAGAATCAGCACAGGGCTATCACAGGGCAGATTACGAGCATCCCCCTGATTATCGACCAGAACTCAGCAGGACCAAACACAAGCGCATCACCATCGCTATCAAGTATTGCTCAATGGCAAGCGCAGAAGCAGTTTGGAAAAATCATAATGGCAACCCCTGGTTATCAATACTATGGGTTTGACACGAATCATCTAAGCGCGGGGGCGACCAAACGCAAATATATAAAATTCGCTCAAGTGATCAAGCAAGTTTGCTTCGATCACAAGCAGTGGCGATGCACAGACATTGTTAGCGCGTCCGTTTCAGGCTCAAACATTATTGTTAATCTCTATATCCCATTTGGAAGTGTAGAGTTTGACCCAAATATCACTCAGCCCGCTAACATCAATTGGGGAAGCGGCTTAGTCGCAAACCCTTGGGTCAATGCCAAAGGGTTTGAGTGTTTTGATTCTGGCGGGGCTGCGGTGAGCCTAATAAGTGCAACTATCACAGGCCAATCACAAATCACCCTAGCCTTTACAGGCGGCACCCCTGCGACGCTTAGATATGCCCTTGCGAAGCCTTACAACGGCACCCCGCTGCTCGCAAACCCTGACGTAAACGTTCGCGGGGCAGTAAGAGACCAAGACCCTTATGAAGGATTTGACAAGCAAGAGATCCTATGCGTCTGTACCAACGGTTCTACGGCGGTATACAGCACTAATCTGTTTGGCAAAAGAGCGCCTTATGATCGGGTGATGGGAATTGGATTTTCTAAAAATGCGATCATCGCATCTTACCCAGCCGGCAACCAAGTTAATATCTCAGAACCTTGGAAGGGGCAAACGGGCTATGAGCTACTAACGTTTGTTCACCCTCAAAATAACTATCTCGCTCAATTTTCAGTGTCACTACCTTATGCCGAGTAAATAAAATGGGCTTAACAGTTAAAGAGCTATATTCTGCGTTCCCTTCAAATCTGGACTATTCTACCTTTTCAGAACATATCTTGTTGGAGAAACCGACAGGGGTGACAGGTGTTTATGATGCATTTAATATCAATTCATGGCTTAAGCAGGGCGCTCCAGACGCAAGCAATCAATCCCTACTGAATTTAGTCAGTGGCGGGGCTACGTTAACGATGGGCGTTACGCCTGGGGCTGTAGATGGAGCCGATCCAGGCTGGGATGCCGCCAAGGGCTTTACATTTTTGACATCGGGAATAAGGATGCAGGGGGGAAGTAACTATAGCTTCACAACCCAAGGTTTTCTGCAAATTTTACATCTAAACCTTGATGCTTCGGCGGCTTCCGCGACAGGAATGATTGTAGGCAAATTTTCGGGAACGCCAGAGAACGATCAATACGTCCTTTATTGCTCTGGGGGTAGCCTAATTTTTTCTACTACTTCACCCTCGCAAGGCGCTTTTGATGCTGTGTCAGTTCCCCTGAACGGGTTGACAGACCAAGATATCCAAGTGGCTTATAGTTGGCAGCCCATTTTTGATACTGGCGTTTTGAGCATCTATGTAAACGGGATGAAAAGGGGAGAACAGTTGACCCCTCGGATAACCCTAAACGCAGGATCTACGCCTTTTGGGATTGGACATGGGGGCTTTGCTAATGTTCTTTTCACCATGAAAAGTTTTAGCTGCGAGAACCTAAGCTCGGGAAACAACCCACTAGAAAGAGTGATTCTGGACTATATCGACAACTTCAGCTAATAAAATGTTTGGTACAATCCTCTCTCAAATCACTACAGCCAACGGCTACAGCACGAATCTAGGGCAGTCTGTAACTTTTGGCAGACCGCCTGAAGCCTCGGAGTATGGGCGTGAAGCGATCTACTATTTTCCTGTGAGCAAACAAATCACACCGGAGAATATGCGGTGGGAACATCGGCAGCAATGGGAGATCATCGCGGTCAAGTTTGCTGCTGATGCAGAGACGGCGATCTTTCAAATTGAGGGCGATGTGTGGAAGGCGCTAGGGGTTGATAGCACCATCAACGGCAAGATCATATCCCCTGCTGAAGGAGCCTGCGAGTATGAAATAGACACCGCTGGGAAGCAAGCGGTGAAGCTAACTTTCAGGGTTGAAGCTCTATCCAAAACCCTGCTTTTTGCTGCTGATTAGTGTATCAGGCCATGCTGACTCGTAACAGCAAAGCGAGGGTTTGACATGGCAGGTACTGTAATTGATCGTTACTACGTGGGACAGGGCGAAGCAAGCCTTTTTCAGCGTGATGCGACGGGGAAGCGAATCAATGGACGGCTGATTGGCAACTGCAACGACATCCAGCTCAGTGGTCAGCAGAAAGATATTAAACATGTTGAGAATCGGACGGGCAAGCGGCTTACAGACAACAAGATTGTCTGGGAACCTACGACCACGATTGAAATTACGTTCGACAATTTCTCGAAAGAAAACTTAGCCTGGATTTTTGACGGCACAGCCAGCGCTACGACTTCAGGCACAGCCACGGCTGAGGTGCAAAAGTACGCTCCAATTATGCAGCTTGACAATTTTAACGTTAGCGCTGTAACTGCCAAGAAGACAGGCGCGGGTTCAAACTGGGCTGGCAATACCTTTAGCGTCACACCTTCAGGTCTGGTCACAATCCTCACAGATCCGCCAGCTGCTGGGGTTGTGACAGATGATCCAATCGAGTTTGCTTACACCTATGGCGCTGCTGAACAGGTTACGGCGTTCACGGGCGCAAACCGAGAGTATTGGCTAAGCACTCATGTAATTAATAAAGCTCAAAACGACGCTCCGTTTTTGCTTGAAGTTTTCAAAATCAAGTTCATGCAGAATTACACTTTTTCTCTTATTGGGGCTGATTACGGCACCCTCAAGATTACAGGGGAGGTTCTTTATGATTCCTTAAACGCTGCGAATGGTGGCTACTTTAGAGAGCGCATGTTAGCGGCTGCATAATGGCAGACCCTCAGATTCAGGCTATCGAGAAGTTTTTTCGCTCTGCTGTTCAGGGCTTAGAAGCTGCGTCGTCTGCTGTTATCAGCAGTAGGGCAGCGCAGCTCAAGGCGCTCACCCAAGCCGAGTTAAAAACTCAGTTTAAGCGGCGTGTCGGTGGGGTGAGCGTCAAAAACTTGCCAGTCACAGGCCGCTATGGGGCAGCAGCTTACGTCTCGGTCAAGCCTAAGTTTTTGGGAATTTTTCAGACTGGTGGCACTATCCAAGGGCGCTCTACCCTGCTGGTGGTTCGTTTGCCAGAAGGGGCGCGACTCAAGTTCCCGAGAGTAGGCAAGAAAGGGTGGGCAGCGGTTTACCAACGGTACAAAGATAGGTTTTCAATTGTGCGGTCTGGTGATGGGTGGCTGGTACTGGCAAAAGTGAGCAAAAAGAAGCAGGTTCCTGTGTACTTTTTGACTCGACAGGTTCAGGAAAAGAAACGCCTCAACTTTACCGAGAATGCTGAGAAAGTAGGGCGGGGCATGGCGGATGAAATTCAGCGTTTATTAGAAGGGAAAATCAGTGGCTAAAGCAGCAGTGGTAAATGAAATCGAAGTTATTTTCCCTGAAAAGAAAATAGGCGATTACGTGGTAAAACCCTTTACCTTTGGGCAAGTGGGTACAGCATTACGAATCATGACTCCTTACCTTGCTGGAATCGACCTATCAGCAGGGGAGTTAAGCATTAGTGCCATCAACTTACCTGTGCTGATGTACGCCATGACTGAGGGCGATTGTGAGGGCGCTTTTGAGCTGTGTGCGATGGCGACGGGTGAAAACGTAGAGCATATCAAAGCGTTACCCGCTGTTGATGGACTTGATTTACTGCAAGGCGTTTGGGATGTGGCAATCAAACCCACGTTCGAGCTATTCAAAAAAAAGTTCCAGAAGGAAGAAACCAAGGTAGAGCTAACGCCAACAGCGGATGGGCAGACATCATCCTCGACCTAGTTTCAGCAGGGTTTAGCCGTGGAGACATCGACCAAATGACCTTGCCCCAAATCACCCTTTATCACAAGGCTTGGCAGGCTAAGCAACGGCGTGAGGCTGCTAATAGCTTGTTTCTGGCAGCGCTGGCGCATGGGGGCGATGAAAAAGCGGTTAACCAGAAGCTGGATGAGTTGAGGCAATGAATTTGTATTCATGCTGCAAAGTCTCTGCTTTTGCATTGCAACACTAAAGCAATAGCTTTCTTCCAATCCTGAATAAGAAACGAATTAATAATCTCGTAAAAGCATTGACCTGAATGGAAAGATTCAACAGCCTTTTTCTCGCCATAAGTTGTAGAAAACAAAGATAAGTAAATCACTAGGAAGTCAGCTAACTGTTTTTGTGAGCAAAAACGCGCAAGATGCTGAAACAATTCACTAAGGACAGTTTCCTGAAACACAAGATCAAGCTTTATTTGTAAGTTGACTTGTTCTTTGCCCCGCAGATTTCTCCAGCTATTACACTCATCAAGTATTTGGCCTATATTTTTTTCTCGTTTAATTTGGCCTTGGCACAAAGTCTTAAATAAATTCAAATTTTTTTTCGCGGCATTGTCTATAGATTGCCTAGCAGTGATCGGCATAGATTTTCTTAAAGATGAGACAGATATTTCTCCGGCAGCTCTTGAGATTGTAAGCATTCTGACAAGTTGCTGTTGGTATAATCTCATTCTCTGATTTCTTTGCTTTCTCTTGATCGCCTCAATCTCTTCTTTCCCAGCCTTTGTAAGCGCTTTAGCCTCACACAATTCACTTTGTTCAGCATTCGCCTTGAAGTGAGCAAAGCAGGCATCTCGTTTAATGCTTTTCTCCCCTTGCTGATACTCCGAGCCTTGGCGCAAAAACACCGGAGATTGGCAGAAAGCGCACTTCAAACCTAAGAGCTTATAAGATTCGTAATCGCATAGGTCTGGGGTGATAACTTCCCCGCCTAGGTACATAGAGATACAATCTTTCATGTGCGTTCCTTATTAACGTACTGGCGGTGGGGCTGCAACCCGCGATCGCCACAATGATTATACCCCAGCGTATCAGGCCATGCTGACAATATGGCAACACAACAGCTTCAGGTTAAATTCTCAGCAGACGGTGTACAGGCAGTTCAGGCCGCAGCGGGTAAAGCCCAAAAAAGCTACACCGATTTTCTGAACTCTGCAAACCAGGCGATGCAGGCTGCTGATAAAGCGGCAAAAGCAGCGGCTGGAAACGTTGATGCAGTTGCCAAAGCTGAGCAGGCCAAAGAAAAGGCAGCAGTACAGGCTAACCGAGCTATAGCCGCAAGTTATCGTGAGCTATCCATAAAGGCTCAGGCTGATATTGACCGCCAAAAAGCACAGGCCATTAGCGCCTTTGAGGCCATCAAGACTTCTGGGGTTGCCAGTGCCAACGATATCGGCAGGGCACAAGAAGCCCTTAAACAGAAACTAGCGGCGCTTGATCGACAGCTTCAGACTACACAAGCTGAAGCCAAAAATACGGCGGGTGGCTTTACGGTGATGGGCGGGGCGATTGCTACTTTCCTGGGCAATGCTGCGCTGCAAGGACTGTTCTCGCTCAATCAGCAGCTTCAGCAGATTGCTGGCAGCGTGATCCAAGTCGGTACGCAAGCCGAGCGGCAGCAGGTTAGTTTTGAGACTTTCTTTAAATCAGCAGAGAAGGCAAAGCAGATCCGAGTAGACCTGCTGAATTTTGCAGCAAAGACCCCTTTTGAAGTGCCAGAGGTGATTGAAAGCGCCAAGACACTAGCGGCAAAAGGCTTTGCCTATGAAGATATTATTCCCACGATAAAACGGCTCGGGGAAGTCGCGGCGGGTGCTGATAAACCTTTATCCCAGCTTTTATTTGTGTATGGGCAAATTAAGGATCAAGGGCGGGTTATGGGTCAAGACCTTAACCAGCTCACGAATGCTGGGATAGCAATCTCTGATATTGCGAAAGCCCTAAATATCTCAAACGATCAAGTTCGTCAGTTCGTCTCTGATGGAAAATTTGGCTTTGCCGAACTCCAAAAAGTTATCATCTCGGTTACGTCTGAGGGCGGTAAATTTTATGGGCTGATGGATAAGTTGGGCGGCACCACGGCGGTGAAGCTCAGCAATATGAATGATGTATTCACCAAAGTCTACGCCAACATCTACAACGGCATTTCACCAGCTTTAGGGGCGGTGCTGGATTTAATTAATGGCACCTTGACCCCACTAGCAGACAATAACCAGCTTTTTGCTGCCATTAACAGGCAGGCTCAAGAGTTTAAGCAGTACCTTGCTGATAACCCTGCCATTGTTGCCGAAATCCGCGACCTTATAGAGAGTGGGCTAAAAGGGGCGATCACGGGCATTGTGCAAGGTGCCCGTGAATTTCTGGAATACCTAAAGCAAAACCCAACGGCGATCCAAGATGCAATCACCAAATTTGGGCAGATGCTGGATCTTGTAGGTTCGATCCTAGGGATTATCAAATTTATTGTTGATCGCCTGTTGTCAGTTCAAACCCTGCTGTTAAATGCGATCAATTACTGGGTTAATTTAATCGCCAAAGCCACTGGGTTTAAAGGCGAAGTTAGCGGTATATCAGGGATCCTCAAGGGCGGCTTAGGCATCCTACAGGCATGGGCGCGGGGTTTTGATGGGTTTATTCAGGCCACAATTGAATGGGCACAGCGACTAAACCCCGTGATTGGAGCGCTTCAATACGCTGCAAGCCTCACAGGTGGAGGCGGCGGGGCTAGTTCGGCTGGGACACCTCCACCGCCAGAAGAATATGGTCCACCCGTGCCAGCAGCGCTTGACCCAAGACGGACGGCGGGGGGTGGCAGTTCAGCAGTGGCACCAACGGGGGCACCTTTAGAAATCCCTAGCAGTCCATCGGAACTCAGCAGTGGAAGGGCAAGTGGGGGCGGCAGTGGCACAGCAACTACAGCCAAAGAAAAAGAAGCGATCACCCTGCTGGGCATCACTGGGAACACAGGCCGCAGCAGTGGACCACATTTAGACGTGAGATACAGCAGAGCCTACAGCCCAAATCGCCCAAGGGTTTCGGACGAAATTTTAAGTCGTCTCATGGTTGATGGCAGAAATTTAACCAGCTACCCTATTACCTCAGAACATCGTTCTAGAAATGGGCGTAGACCTACCCACGACGGGGTAGACTATGGCACCCCAGTAGGCGGCAAAATTACCTCAAAGGTGCCTGTTGTTTACCGTAGCGCTCCTGAATGGGATAACGGCGGCGGTGGCTGGATAACAACCGTGCGCTTTGCTGATGGTGTAGAGATCGTACTGCTGCATCAAGATCCTTCAGTACAAGACAAAATCAAGAGCGCAGGCGGGGTGCAAGCCTCTCCTAACTCTTCTTACAGTGCTGGCGAATCCGAGGCACAACGCGCTCTACAGGAAGCACGTCGCATTCAAGATGCCAGAACCAACGCCGCTGCTGATGCCAAGAAAAAAGCCCTCGAGTTTAAGAATCAGCAAAACTTAAAATCATTTGATATCGAGACTTTACAAGGCTCTCAGCTCATCCCAGAAGCTGAAAAGGGCTTCTACGAAACCAACCGCGCAGCCGAGCGGCTGCGGGTGGAAGCAACCCAAAATAACAGGGTTAAACAGGATGAGCTTCAGCAGGCAAAAGCAACCCTGCTGGTAGAGCAGCAGCGGCTAATTGTTGACCAAAAGTTTGAAGATGCCAAGATTAATAAGGAGAGAATCAAGGCGCTTGACGATGAACTTGAGCGAAATCACAAGCTGCTGTTTTTAGACTTTCAGCGGTTTGATTTAGAGGATGCAGCAACCGCAAGGGCACAGGCAAAGCTACGCGAAGAAATCCAGTTCAAGAAAGATCTAGCCCGTGCTGAGAATCAGGCGGCTGAAGCAAGGCGCGTTTTTGAGGATTCACAGGCTCAACGTTCTATCTTCGGAGGGCTGAACCAAGAGCTAGGAGCGCAGCAGGTTGAAACCCTAGCAGCCAATGGTGAAACCAAAAAGGCTGCTGCACTGGCTAAGCAGTTGGAGCTGCAAAGATTAGCGCTTGAGTATGATCAGCAACGGCTACAGCTTAACTTGCAGATTCTCGCGGCTTATCTTCAGGGCAATCAAGGTTTAGTTCAGTTTCTCACTGAGCAGCGCGATCTATTAACCGAGATCAACAACGGCAAAATCGACGCGGTAAACCGCAAGTATGACACCCTAGGGCAGAAAATCAACAGTATTGCTGAAGGTGTTGCGGGGGCGGTATCCGGTGGCCTAAATGACCTGTTAGGCAACCTATTCGATGGGACTAAAAGCTTTGCTGATAAGATTTTGGGGCTGTTCAGCGGCATCTTCAAAAGTATCAGCCAAATGTTTCTACAGATGGCTACCCAGATGGTTCAGGATTGGATCAAAACGGGTCTTGGCTCCCTGCTGAAAAAACTATTCGGCGGCGGTGGGGGCGGGGGCTTTGGCGGGTTGCTCGGGGCTGCACTTGGCGGGGGCGGTGGTGTTGACTTTGGGACTGGAGCGCTCGGAGCGGTAGGCGGCGGGTTCGATTTTGGCAGCCTATTTGGTGGCATCGGAGCGGGGGCTGGGTTCTCATTCACCCCTATCGCAGGATTTTCAGCAGGGGGCTATACGGGCAGCGGTGGCAAGCATACCCCTGCTGGCATCGTCCATGCTGGTGAATATGTAGTGAGGTCAGAGGCGGTCAAAGCTGTGGGTCTTCACAGGTTGAACGCCCTAAATGCCATTGCAGGCTATGCCGACGGCGGCTATGTGTCTGATGTGTTCAGCACGGTAGGGTCAAGCCTTGCCAGTCGGCGGGGGCTGGGTAGCCTGCCTGTGCGCTCATCAGCGGGGCGTTCGGGCGGTGGTTCTGTGCTGGTGGCAAACATTAATGTGACCACGCCTAACCCAGATGGGTTTAGACCTTCAGAGCGGCAGCTAGGGCAGGCATTTTCTAACCAGGTGCAGCGGGGCATGGGGCGGCGTTGATGATGTATCAGGCCATGCTGAAACTGTCTCTAAAACACGCACCCACTGCCTAGGGGTTTGTTCATTTTCCCCTAGGCATTTTCTAAACTATGGCATTTTCCGAAACCGTACTAGATCTAGGCTGGGATTATGGGGCGCAAGGTGGTCCAGAGTTTTCTGTGACTACCACGACTTCAGGCGGTGGGTTTGAGTCTGCTAACCTTGATTGGAGTCAACCCAAGGGGGAATGGCAGATTGGAGATCGCACGGGTGATTATTGCCTAGACCTACCTGAGTACGAATACCTCTACGGTTTCTGGATGGCGCGGCGGGGGTCTTTTGAGGGTTTTAGGTACAAAGATTGGGGTGATTTTGAACTGATTGATGAGCTGATAGGGGTTGGGGATGGGGTGAAGACTCAATTTCAAATTACCAAAACCTATGGCTCATTTGTGCGAGTGCTTAAAAAGATTGCTGACGGGACTACATGGCGGGTAGGCAGTTCCAAGCCGTCTGCAACACTGGATTCCAATACTGGGCTGCTCACCTTCACCACGGCACCATCAGCAGGGGCAAAGGTGCGGGTGACGGGTGAGTTTCACGTACCAGTAAAGTTTATTGAAAACAAATGGCCTGGGAAGTTCTACGCTGCTGACCCTGACTCAGGGCAGCGGTTTTACGAATTGGGTTCATTGCAGTTGAGAGGGATAAGGGTTTGAAGTGGATCATTCATGGGGCAGCAATTCTGATTGCCACAATCATTACGGCTAGCGTGATGTACAGTGTTAGCTCTCTATTTCAAACTGGGATATCAGTTAATCAATCGCTTATAGTCTCTTCTGTCGTTTGCCTTTGTGTTTATTTCAGTGAAAAACCTATCTAGTACCTTCCTTACCCACGTTCGCAGCGGTCAAACTTCCCTAGCCTTCTGCTGGCGGCTCACGCTGCGAGATGGGCGCGTGTTGGGGTTCACGGCTCACGATCAACCCCTGCTGATTGAAGGCATCACTTATGAACCTGAGAACGGTATTGCTCCAAGCGCTTATCAGCAGGATCTAAGTTTAGAACCGGATGATGTGGAGCTAAAGGGGCTATTTTCGACGACTCAGATCTCCGAACGCGATCTAATCGGTGGGCGATTGGATAGTGCTGAGTATCAATATTTTTTAGTCAACTGGCAGGCGCTGCCCACGTCGCTATCTGCAAGCCCTGCTGATTTTCTGCTTTTATCAGCAGGGCGGCTCGGAGAGTACAAGTCTACAGAGCGAGACTTTACGGCATCGGGTCTGAGCCTGATTGATCGCCTTGCAGAAAAGCAGCCGATCCAAACCTCTCCAGTTTGCAGGGCTACGCTTGGAGATTCTAAATGTACGGTTAATCTAGCGCCATTTACTTTTAATCTATTGGTTTCAAGCGTGACGGGGAATCGCACCATAGTAACCAATGTGATCGCCTTGCCTGATGGCTACTTCAAGAACGGTAAGCTTGAATTTTTGACCGGAGAGAACGCAGGCACAAAAATCAAGATTGCTGATTGGGTAGATGCGACCAATACACTAACCTTATTTTTACCGACTTTTTATGACATTGCTCCAGGCGATTCGATTCGCTGTATTGCGGGCTGTGATAAGCGGCTGGCGACATGCCGCGATAAATTTAACAACGTGCTGAACTTCAGGGGAGAGCCGTCTATTCCTGGGCAGGATGTTTGGACTTCAGGGGTTCCTGTGGAGGGATTAGATCCTGACGAAGAGTAGATTTTCTTCCTTTTTTAAGCTCCAAATCCCACCATAACGTTGGCAGATGTTTTTCGATCAGCAGTACAACAACTTCACTCACTGATTCGAGTTTGGCGGCTTTGGCGTAGTCTGCCAGCTTATCAATCTCTTTCTGTCTCAAGCTGATACCTGCATTAATCTTTGGGCCATTGGGATGTTTAGGGCGTGGCATGGGTGGTATCCTCAATATTAAAAGCCCGACGCTCTAGGTGGTACTGAGGTCGGGCTTTTGTTTGATTAATGGCTAGACGTATTGGCACATACCAGGAGCCATTGGATCATATTTATAGTCAATGCCTGCATCAACTAGCTGTTTAATTAATTGCATCGCAGGAACCTTATGCTGACCAACTTCATAGACCCACGACTGCAACGGGTCACAAATTAATCTCGCTTTTGCATCTCCGTGAGGTGTTACCCACTCAATAACTGAGCCAGCCCCCAAGTGGACAAGCTTGATAAATTCTGTTAGCTCGGATTTATTATGCACGGTAAAAGTAGTCATTTAATGTATCCTCTAGGTGGTATGTAACCACTATAAAACAAGCATCATAACCTTGTCAAGCTACAAATTATTTTACCCCTGCTGATGTATCAGGCCATCCTAGAGCTATGAACCCACAGCGACAAGAAATCATCACCACAGCTCGTACATGGCTAGACACACCCTTCCATTGGCATGGGCGCTTAAAAAACATCGGTGTTGACTGTGCTGGGTTGCCGATTTGTGTAGGTCGTGAGCTGGGGCTATTCCCTGCTGATTTCGACCTAACCCAGTACGGCAACTACCCTCAAGACATGCTTGAGACGCTACGGCTGTACTGTCAGGAACGCCCCAAAAATGAGCGTGAACCAGGTGATATCCTATGCTTCAGGATTCGTGAGGAACCCCAACACGCAGGCATAGCGACAGATTGTGATGGAGATGGCGTGATTCATTGCTCTATCCGGTGGGCGGTCATAGAGCATGTGATTGATCAGCAGTGGGAAGACAGGATCGTAGGCGTTTTTAAATATCCCACAGTGGACTAGGAGGACACCATCGCAGATCCCGTTTCGTTCGGAATTAGCATAGGGATATCTCTAGGGCTGCAACTATTCAGCGCTCTGATCACGCCACCCATCCAAGGGCCACGGCTCAAAAGCCGCAAAGTCCCACGCTCAGACTATGGTGCTGATATCCCTCGGATTCGTGGCGTAATGCCGCTTCAAGGGCAGATTATTTGGAGTCCGAAAGAGTACAGGGAAGAGCGTAAAAAGCGGGGCAAAATTGGGGGTAAGTCCATTGAATACGTCTACTATGGCGATTTTACCTATGCTTTCAATGCTGGGAATATCGTAGGAATCAACCGACTGAAGCTCAACGGCGAGAGCAAAGTCAACCTGCTGAGCAAGAAAACCAAGACGCTCAACGACTCTAAAGACTTTCTCAGCAAATACGTCACGATCTACGATGGCAGCGACACCCAAGCGGCAAACCCCACAATCCAGGGTGCTGATGGTGCTGCAAACACACCAGCCTACCGAGGGATAAGCTACGCCTTTTTGAGGGATTACCCTCTTACGGATTCAGGCAACAGACCCCCTTCAGTAGAAGCAATCGCTTACACTGCCGGAACCTTCCAAACCCAAAACATTACCATCGGCAATCGTAA